GATAAACTCTTTGCAACATTTATACTATTCGCATCTATTCTTCTAACATAATAAGCTCCTTCTTCCATTTCAGGAAATTTATTATATTGCGGTACAATAAATTCAGAACTGTATACAATATAAGTTACGGATGGTTTATAATAAATTTGATCCCCAGTATAAAACCCATGATCCTGATCCCCAGAAGTTATTTTTAGAACTTCGCCACTAAAACTACCATTAATTACACATCTTTTATTATAAGGATCAAGAACTTGATTATGATAATATGGAAGAGATGGGGATGCAATTAAAAGTTCATCATTATAATTTGTATATGTATTTTGTACATTAGCATTCCTTTTCAACAAATAAGGATATTTTTTTGAATCTACCTTTAAAATTCTTCTCTTAACTGTATAAGTAATTTCGGGAATTAATTGACCTTGACCCCTAATGGAAAAACTATACCTACTTAATACATCAGTAACTATAGAATCCTTCTCAACTAATCCAGTATCAATAACAGTTAATGGATCACCAACTCTAAAATTATGAATATCAAAAGTTGTTACATCATACGTATAATTTGAAATATCTTGAAGAATAAATGATTCCAGCTTATAAGTATTAGCAACATTATCAATCCAATTATCTCTTCTATTCGTAAATGAAGATATTCCTAATGTTTTGATTTTTGCGGTATCATTTTTAGAAAATAGATATGTTTTATCTGGTATTACAACATCATCAAGAACTGATCCAATTCTAACTGTAATTGGATTAGAAGTATCGATACCAGAATAACCATAAGCATCGACATTTAATCTAATTTCTGATGCTGTACCAATTCCACTTTCTACACCATCAATTACTCCAAAGAATTGTGTTACTGACTTTGATGTATAAGTTACTATTCCAGTAGTCCCAGCAGAATAATTTAAAAATAATTCTCCAGTAGTGGGAAATCCAACAGTAGAATCCACATCAAGAGTAGTGGCTCCTGTACCAACTGTAGTTACTAATAATGTTTTTGGATGAACAGAAAAATCTCCATAAATCGTTCCATCTAAAATAAGATCTTTATTATAATCTGCATCAAAACTTAGTTTAAAATATTCCTTTCCACCTATCCAAATTCTTTCTACATCAGTAATAGATGCATAAGAATTTGTAATGTCATAATCCGGATAGGCATTTTGATATAACGTATTATTTAAAAGATCTAATGGATCTCCTGAAATTGATTCAACAACCAAATCTTTAGTTCTTCTCCATCCAGCATCTGAGGGTCTAAAAAGATAATCCCTTGGCTTAATAACATCAACTTCTTGAGCATATAAAGCTTTAAAAAGAATCTTAAATGATTCATCAGTTCCCTTTGAATTATAGAAATCTTTTGATTGTTTAATAAAAAGATTTTGATTTAATTCGGGAGTTAATGAGTATTCTCTACCAGAAAGTCCTGGTATAAATTGTTCTTTAATCTTTTCTAAAAATTTATTTAAGAATAATCCACTTAAATTATAAACAACAGCATTTTCTGAATGTTTCTCAATTTCAGAAGTAGAAAAAATAAGTTCTTCTGGTTTATTTGGTGTTGAATATGAAGTTACACCACTAAAACCTCTTACACATCCCAAAAATGATGTTTTTGTCTTACTTGTATATGTAATTATCTCATCATCAATCTTAATAAGACCATATCTATCCGGAAATCCATCAGTAAATGTAGGATACTTTACAGATATTGTTGTATCATTATAATCAATATCTTCTAATAATATAGTAGAATCAAATTTATCAAAAATCTTATCTAATTTAATATACTTATCAATATTCTGGATTATATCAGATCCTGAACCCTGATATTCTTGAGAAAGATAATATTGTTTTATAAAATCCACAAGAAGTGGATCTTCATCAATAATATAAGACGGAAATTGATTTTCAACGATAGATTGTATCTTAACCCTAGTATCTGACATATCTTATCTAATTAAAGTTCCGTTTGAATAGCTTGATGATACATGATAATTTGTTCCCGCAGTATTTGCTCCAGATGAAATTCCATCTTGAAGCATTAGAATAGTAAAGTTATTCATATCTAGTTGTAAAAATAAGTCCTGCGGTCCAATAACATCATTAGAATAAGGCGCAGTTGATATTTCAATAAGAGGAACTCCCCTTTCAATAGTTGTTGAAATTATATTGATAGGATATAATTTGATTTCACCTTTTATATAATCAATTTCTCCAACATTTCTTTTTACAATTTCTGGTTGAGTCGGGGAAGATAATCTAAAGAGATTAATAGATCCAGATTTACCATCTGAATTTGGAAGATCAGAAAGATAAACAATACCACCAATTCCACTTACAGTAAATCCGGATGATTTAATATTATATCCACTCATACTACGAATATGGAATCTATTACCATAACAAATTTCATAATCAGCAAAAGTATTTACTGATGCTTTTAAATCTCTCCTAATAGTTATATTAGTAATATTAGAGGTAATTGCTTGATAACTATTATCAATTAAAGTTAAGAATTTACTATATTTAAATCTTGCTCCAAATCTATTTAATTCTGTCGAATCGGAATATGCCGTAATATTTGAAAGAATTGCATCAGATGCAACGTCTGGTGTTGGTACTAAATTAGTATTATAATAAACTTTTGAATCTGCTTCAACGTAAAGATACTTAAGATCAACTATTTCTGGAACAATACCAGCAACAGTATATTTCTTAAGTTCATTCTTAATATTATCTTTAGTTAAGTTTGAAAGATATCTATCATTATTAGGTTTAATGCTAATATAAACTTTTCCATATTGTGGTGGAACTAAATCTTCACCACCATAAACTGAAACTGATTCAGTTTCTGCATAAATGGAAGGAATTAGAGCCTCATAATCTGCTGCAGTTACTGCTCTATTCCTTGATGCGTATATTCTAGATGCATATTTTTTAATTGATTCTACACCTTCAATACTTGATCCGGAATGAGAGGTTTGACTTGTGGTAAGTAAAGAAATACCAGTAGTTACTATTCTATTACTTTGATCAACTAGTGTTCCAGCATAACTAAATTTAGAAAGATTATTAGCATCTTCACCATTTGAAATATTATAATCTATCATAATATAATTTGGAGCTTCAAGTTCTATTCCAAATATACCATCACCAAAAATTAATTCATACCTTTCATTTTCAATTTCTTGTATAAAATATATTGCCGATTTTGAATTAATATCAAATAAACTATCTGCGAGTTTATATTCTCTTGTAACTGTAGAATAATTATTAGGTTTTACAGTTACATTTATTAAACTTGTATCGATACCGGAATTCTTAAGAATAAATCTTTGTTTTGGATTGAATGAATCAATTGTAAAATTCTGTGTAACACGTACTCCTTCATAAACAGTAATATCATTAAATTGTGCAATATTATCTGCTACAGAAACTGTAATATCTTCAGGTATAGTAAATGAATAACTTTGCGATCCAAATGGACTAGTATTACATATAATACCTTTTTTTAAAGTTAAAGTTACTGGTTGATTGGTAAAATTACTAGTATCAACAAAAAATGATATTACTGCTCTTGCAGATTTTCTTGATCTTGGAACATATCCAATATTCCTTGCAAGAGAAATGACATTCTCTCTTAAAGTTGCACTATCAAAAAATACTTCATTTGATACCATATTGGCATTATATGAAGTAATATACGTATTATATGCAAGAACATCTATAATCGTTGATAGATTAGAACCTTCAAAATCATAATCAGTAAAAGTTGAATTCGATCTAAGATAATCTTTAATCGAAACTTTTATTTGGTCAAAATCTAAATTAGCAAAATTTACTAGGGACATTATCGTGTTGGTTGTAAGGCATATGACAATTGTTGAGGCAATACATCAATTCCAATAATATTATAATTTATAATTGCTTCAAATTCTCCAGAATCATAATTTGGAATTATAGAAACAAAATTAAGACTAACTCTTGGCTCATAATTTTTAATTAATAATTCAATTTCAGTCTTAATTGAAGATGCTGTAAGAGTATCAACATTTTCAAAAAGGAGTGCGGTTACATCAGAACCAAGATTTGGTCTAAAAAACTTTTCTCCTTTTTGCGTATGTACTAAATTACGAATAGAACGAGCAATAGCAGTCTCATTTTTAATTGCAATAATATCAGTGGTCAATGGATTGACCTGAAATGAGGCGCTAATGTCTTTAAAAGCTTTACTTATCCGTTCTACCGGCATTATAATTTAAGAAATTAGGAATCTGTTTTATTTATTACTAATAATTAACTAAAATTCAGCTAGAGGGACAGATTCTCCTTCAGTATCATCATAATCCCAACCTTCAATGTCCAAAATTGGGTCATAAATCTCTTTTTGGACTCCTAAATCACGTTTTTTAGGTGTTAAATCATCATTTGAGATTTCCCTAAGGAATTTTTTATCGTGATTTGTCATGTTTTTAATTTTTTTCATATATTATTAGTTATATGCATAAAAAAAGAGCATTTTACTGCTCCTT